CTTCAAAAAAATATGATTGTTCTCTCCTATTACTGCATCACAACATAAGTGCTCAATCGTATTAGACGGATAGACAACAGACACATAGTAACACAGACCTTCTTTGACCGCCACTTGACCACTGATGCCGTGTTTGGACCACACAATGTGCCCCGCAGCATCCTGGCAGGTCAGATTGGATATATACCGATCCTTTTCGTCTTCGGTGATATAATAGACCTTGTTGTCCCAAAGATCAAGATCAGACACATAATGTGATTTGTTGGACCAGGCCCACTTCCAGTAAAAATTACTACTGCCTGATATCTGTATTTGAACAGCACCGCCTCCCAGTGTCAAATAATTAAAGGAGGAGAGGGGGGCTGTTGCCGCCAGTTCTTTTTGCATCTCTTTCTGCAAGGAGGTGATATGGGCCCGTTTCACAAGAGCATTAAAGAAGGTGCGTTCTCTTGCCAAGGCCTGTTTCCATCGTTTGCCGCGCATAGTTTCCAGGGGTGCCGAATTATTCTGCCATTCTAGAAAGGACAGTGTCCGCACAGGATTCCCTGTGAGTGGCTTCTTCTTTCGTGTCGGATGTGATATATGGCGCTTCTTTTGAGTCGCCATCCCCTACTTGGTCTAACTAAATTTAGTTACTTCAAATAGGGATGATCTATAGAGGAATTCTTGTAGGTCTTGTTATACTCGTATGTATTTTATTGATACGTCGATCTAAGACGGAAGGATTTAGATCCCGTGATAGTCCCTATGTGCTACCAAAAACGATCTGGATCTATTGGGATAGTCCTGATCAACCCAAGTTAATTTCCGATATTATTGAACATAATAAGACTGTTTTACAGGGATGGACAATTAATGTATTAAATAAAAATACAGTGATAGACTTTATTGATCCTCTGGATATTCCAAATAACTTTACAAACTACAGCAACCAGCATCAATCAGACTGGTTTCGTCTGACTCTATTGCATATCTACGGCGGATGTTGGTTAGATGCGTCCATTATTGTTAATTCAAATGAAGCACTAGAAAATTTACGGGATGCAAGCATTCAAGCAAAAAGTCAATTTACAGGATTCAGTTGGCACTCAGGTGATGATAACCGCTTTCAGCATCCCTCAGGGGTATCCTTTCCGTTTGTAATTGAGAATTGGTTTATGATGGCTCCTAAGAATGGATTCCTTATTACAGATATTTTAAATGAATATGAACGGGCATTGGATATGTCCTTTGTAAAATATAAAAAGGATATTTTGAAAAAGGGAATTATAGTGGATAGTATATATGATAAGAATGATCCCGAAGATGTGTATTTAACACAGCATACATGTATTCAAAAAGTGTTACAAACACGAAAGACAGTCCCACCTATGATTATTTCAAAAGCAGAGGACTCTATGTTTAAGATTCGAGTTGAGTGCAACATGGACTGTAATTGTATTATGAACAAAATTAAAGACGACCCAGCAAATGTGAGTCGTATCCCCTATATTAAGCTAGTGTCCTGTGACCGCGATACAAAGATTGATATTGGCAATTATTTTAAGCAGATTTGGAATGAGTAGTAACCTAAGAACTCCAGTAATTAATCTATGTAGATGTCATCTATTCAGATTAATTTTGTCTATGACAAGGGTTCTAAGATGGCAGCGACAGTGGCAGCCCTTGAAGTGTTTCTACGTTCTTGCAAGGACTCCCTTCCTGCCTTTGCAAAGCCTCGGCACCTGGACATTCGCGAACCCTTAGTCCATGCAGATATCAATATCCATTTTTCAGTGCCCTTGTTCGTGGGGATCTCCTGGGCCTATACAAATGTCTTGATTAAAGATGATGCCAATTGGTCAGAGGAGTGGAATCCCTATTTGTCTTCTTTTGATGGTGTATTACCTGTGGCGGCTCTGGAAGACAAGGCCGCTCTTGTGTCAGGACTGAAAGAGGTCTTTGCAAAGGTGCTGGATCGCCGTCCAAAGCATGGTGTGCATCACTGCCCTCCCATTCTTCATGTAGAGGACTGCCCTGCCATTTCGATTGTCACGCCGACGTATAATCGGCGGAAGATGATTGAAATCGCCTTTCACAATCTGATGGCCACTGATTATCCAAAGAACAAGATTGAATGGGTTGTTGTGGAGGATAATGAGGATTCCACGGCCATGTCCTCGGAGCTGATTATGAATTTTCAGGTCAATAATCCTGAGATCCAGGTCAAATATATTCCCATTCAGGGACGTATGTCCATTGGCATGAAGAGGAATCTAGGAATCGAGAACGCCAAGAACGATATTATTCTGTTCATGGACGACGATGATCACTATCCTGTGACCTCTTTTCGGCGGCGTGTCGCCTGGCTCACAAAGGGGTCCCGCTTTGGAAACGTAAAGATTGCGGCTTGCACAACCATTGCCCTCTACGATCTGGTGCGCGGTGTATCGGCTGTCAATGTGCCGCCGCTCGGTCTGAGTTTTGGGAAGCGCATTTCAGAAGCGACGCTGACATTTCTGAGAAGTGCCTGGTTGGAACGCCCCTTTGAGGATGTTAGCATTTCGGAGGGGGAGAACTGGCTCAAGGGTCGTGAAGAACAGTGCATTGAGCTACCTCCTCAGCAAATTATTGTGGCCTTTAGTCATTCTCAGAATAAGAGTAGCCGGCGTATCCCGCCCTCTGACCTCAAGGAGGTGGCATGTTTTTGGGGTTTCCCGAAAGAGTATCTGATATTTATCCATGGTTTAGCGGGGATGGAAATTGAGGAGGTCAAGGACCAGAAGGTGAAGAAGAGTTTAAAGTAGTTATATTGGTCCTGTTGGTCCTGTTGTTCCTGTTGGTCCTATTCTTCCTAGTGTTTCTATTGCCCCAGTTGGTCCAATTGATATATTGGGCAGTGATATTCCTTGAAATGGCAAGTTGATATTAATATCCGCCTTATACATTTTAGCACCAGATATTCGATTAGCAGCATTTGCTGCTAATGCAGATATTCGATTTCCAGCATTTGCTGCTAATGCAGATGCTAATTTTGATGCAGTAGAGGGCCCATTTATTAATTGAAGCATAATCCTTTCAGCCTCTTTCCTCTCATGAGTGACTTTTCTTACCTCGTCTTCTAAGCGTTTTAATTCTGCTAGAAGCTCATCTAGTTCAGGATTACCAGTTGCACTTTCTCCACCCCTTGCTTCTTCCTCTTCTGCAAGGCGCATGAGACCCTCCCCTACAAACAGACCCCTCCATGAGATATATCCACTTTTATCCGCATAGGCCAAAAATTGTTTGCATTTCATTTTAACCTCTGCTTCTGAAATAGGAATATTGGCTAATTGTAAAATAACCCTTATAATCCAAGATTCAATTGCTGCCTGAATGGCCTCTTGAAAGAACGCTGTTGAACAATTTCGAACATCATCTTCAGCAATTCCCTCAAGAGTTTCCAACCCTGCAGATCGTTTAGACATACCTGCCGCTACAAGTGCCTGATCCAAGCACCCTTTCTTTTCTGCAAGCTTTTTAAAGTGCCTCACCACTTTCATGCGAGTTTGTTCAGGCGCTGTTATTTTAAACACCTGTATTAAAAATCCCAGAAGAATTGATTTTGTGACCCGTAATGCACCATAAACAATACTGTCCTGAAGCTGAGGTGAAATGAGGGAAAAGATTTCTAAGAAAATCTTACCAACAAACCCTGTCCAGACCATGGATTGTGAGAAAAATCCTGAAAAGGATAAGAGAGACTTTTTCCAGTCTCCCTTTAAGAGTTCTACAATAGCGAGTGCAACACTTAATAATTTCCTCATGATAGGAGATCCAGCTGTCATAATACGAACAATATCGAGAGCAGAATATGCCAAAAAAATCATAAGACGAACAGGAACAGGGATAGGGGCAAGAACCATGCCTACTGCACCAGCTGTTCGCATAGAGTGAAAGGGCCTAGGATCTGGCTTTAGATCCATATCATTTTGATATTGTGTAATACCTGAGCCACTGTCGGCAGCCATTTGCCGCACTTTTGTATTTATCTTTTTGACATAATCAACCCCTGTCATATAGGCTTTATCAAACTGATCACCGCCCTGTTGAAAGAGAGCTTCTAAGGGTTCTGTTGCTTTTGAATCTCGAATTTTGAGAAGCAATTGGACAATGGGTTGCAGATTTCGCTCATCATCTGGAGATAGAGTGTCTTTGCCCATAGTTTCATTGACTTTTTTATGCCACCCCTCTGCCCCATTTGTTGTTAAAATAACGCTTAAAACATTAAAAATAGACATAATTGCATTTGTAAATGTAATTGCGCCTGTTGGAAGACGACTGATCGTATCCAAGACACTCATAGCCTCTTTTATAACAGATAGGCTCATGGGTTCCCTATTGATACGACCCAATATTCTTAATAAAACACAATCACTACTTTAAACATAAGAGTTAAAGCCTACGCTGAGCAGGTCAGACATCCCTCGGGCACTGCATACTCTTTTTGCTGCCGTTCAGCTTCCAATTTCTCTGCCTCCTTCTGCAGTTCGGGATCCACTGTAAATTTCTGAGCCATGACATGGCTCTTCGTTCGGAGATAATAGACACCCGTCTTGAGTCCCATCTTCCACGCATAGAAGTGCATGGCAGAAAGGACCTTATGACTCGGGTCATTTACAAACAGATTCAGTGACTGACTCTGGCAGATAAAGGCCCCCCTAGCAGCTGCCATATTAATCAGAATTTTCTGTGGAATCTCCCAAGCTGTCTTATATAGATTCTGAATACCAATGGGTAGGTCGAGTCCCTGAACCGATCCGTTCTTGGCAATAATCTTGTTCTTGAGTTCCTCGTTCCAGAGTCCTATCTTGAGAAGCTCCTTGATCAAATATTTATTAATAACAATGTATTCACCCGATGACGTTCGCCTAGCATAGATATTGGACGTAAAGGGTTCAAAGCACTCATTGTAGCCAAGAATCTGACTCGTAGAGGCAGTTGGCATCGGAGCCACAAGTAGTGAGTTGCGAAGACCCACTGCTTGAATACGAGCTTTCAAGGCCGACCAATTAAGTGTCCTATCCGTCTCGATAAGAGGGATAACAGCACTGCTGGTGCTAACAGCATTGCTGTTAGCAGTCCAAAGATCATATTGTAGTAAGCCCTTTGATGCAGGAGATCCTGGAAATGTCTCATAGGGTCCTTCGAGTTCTGCCAGATCCGCCGAAGTCTCCAAGGCTGCATAGTAGATATGTTCAAAGATGCGCTGATTGAGTTCCTGAGCCGTATCCCGTTCCCAGGGGTGTCTCAGCATGGCAAAGACATCTGCGAGTCCCTGGATTCCAAGACCAATCGGTCTGTGCCTCATATTGGAACGATGCGTCTCAGGTGTCGGGTAGTAGTTCAGATCAATCACACGATTCAGATTGCGAGTAGCCACTTTGACTATTCGGCGAAGCTTCTCAAAGTTGAACTTACGCCCTTCCACAAAGGCAGGAAGACCAATGGAGGCCAAGTTACAAACAGCAGTCTCATTGGCGTCCGAATACTCAATGATTTCCGTGCAGTTCCCCGCTAGAATTCCATTAAAGACCCCTGCATGATGAATAGGTTCATTAAAGCAGTAGGTTACATCATGACGGCCAAAGTTTTTCATACTCATGACATGTGGAATATGCTCAATGAGTTTGGAATCGGTCCATGATTTCAAGGCTATGCCGTGTCTAAGTTGCAATGCATTGACACGTGAGCCATCCTCTAGAATGAACTTATGATAAGGGGTGCAATCCATTTGCTTTATAGTTTCCCATGAAGTGCCATCTGCTGAATTGACTTCGATATCGCGAATAACGATTGTAATAAGTTCTGCATCATCATTTGTCTTTTGCACAACGGTGGAGGACCAGTTATAACCATTCCATACATCCACCTGCTGCCCACACAACTCTTTAATAGGGATTTCACCTTGAGGCGTTAGGATACGGGTCTCAGGGGCCACGCAGAGGTTGGATGACTTGATCGTGCCCAGATTCTGCTGATTTGACTTGGCATTGGCCGCATCCTTATAGAGCAAATAGGGTGTGCCAGTCTCTACTTGGCAATCCGTGATACGCTTCCACAACTCTCGTGCAGGCACCTGGCGACGTCCCTTGCCTTCGACCTCATAACGCTCATAGAGAGCTTCAAAGGCTGGACCCCAGACATCCGCTAGGCCAGGGGCCTCCGAGGGACAGAAGAGGGTCCAAGGCTTATCGGCCTCTACCCGCTTCATGAAGAGATCGGGAATCCACAGGGCATAGAAGAGATCACGGGCCCTCTCGTCCTCGGAACCCGTATTTAGCTTGAGTTTGAGGAAGTCTTCTACGTCGGCATGCCACGGCTCCAGATAGATTGCAAAGGACCCATTGCGCTTGGAGCCCTGATCCACATAACGGGCTGTTGCATTAAAGTTCTTAAGCATCGGCACAATACCGGTGCTCGTGCCACCATTTCCGTTAATATAGGAGCCCCTTGCTCTGATGTTATGAATATGGAGCCCAATGCCCCCCGCAAACTTGCTGATCTGGGCGCAATCTGCTAGTGTCTCATAAATGCCCTTGATCGAATCCTCCTTCATGGCCAGGAGAAAGCAACTGCTCATCTGGGGCTTAGGTGAGCCTGCATTAAACAGGGTAGGGGTTGCGTGAATGAAATGCTTGGTGGATAAGAGATCATAGGTCTCCAGAATACGTTCGAGAGCCTTGGCCTCGAGCTTCGGATCCAGTTTGACCTGGAGGAGCGCCCATTCGCCCCACAAGGCCATGGCTACACGCATCCAGATATACTGAGGCCTCTCAACAATGGAGCCATCCAGCTTCCGAAGCAGATACTTCTGACGTTCCAATGTCTTAAATCCAAAGTAATCAATGAGGAAATCACGCTCATGCTTGATAGCCGCATCCAACTGGGGTCCAAAGTGCTCTACAGCCGCCAGAAAACCATCACTCAAATACTCCATCCGTCGCCCTGTCTTGTCATTGACTTGACCATGCAAGAGACGCATAGTGGCAACAAAGGACGGGTTGGTATTCTTCTGGTGATTGCTGATAATAATACGACTTGCCAGAGTTCCATAGTCTGGATGGGTCGTAACAAGAGAGATGGAGAGTTGGGCAGCGAGTTCATCGAGCTCGGAGGTCTTAATTCCATTACGAATTCGCATAAGCGTCCGCTGGGCAATGAGAGTCGCATTGACTTCAAGTGGTTCGGGTTCCAAGGCACACAATGTAATGCGTTTCTGGACCTTCTCGAAATTGACATCCTCCTTGGCTCCATCGCGCTTCACTACTTGCATACTAATAGTATTACTCATTCCGGAATAGGTTATTATTCACAAAAGGTGTGTTTGTTATCCTACATTTTGTCCAACAATCGTCGTCAATTTTTCCACATGATAACTAGAGGATGCGTTTGAACCCCTTTATAGGTTTTCTAGCATTGCTATTTGTATTAATGATATTCACATCAATCGTAGGAATGGTATCGAGTAAAGAAGGACTTACAACCTATTTTACGTTTGTTCCACGATGGGAGGGTCGTAATTGTGGCCCGGACCTTCACTGGGAAGGCCCACGAAAATACCCCTCAGAAGCCCCCTTCTATAGTTATGTAGCCTATGAGGAGGGATTTTTAGGAGCTGCTGAGAAGGATGCCTCGATGTTTGCGGAGACCGCTAATTCAGGCAAGGACTTAAAGACAAATGGGACCATTGAGGGAAATCCTATTCTTGAAAATCCCCCCAATAAACCAAGCCCTGTAAATTTTGCCAATCGAAATTCCTATTTGCTTCTGGAAGATGAACTAAAAGGGATGGATTCCGGAATCAGTTGTGTGAATAGTCGTAGTTGCTTTGCATCGGATTTTGGCCGTCTTCAAGAAAAAACAGGAAACTTCAGACAACTAACAAATAACTATAAACGAGGCTATCCTGATAGTTGCTCGAGCCCCTTCCAGGAACTGGTTAATTCCTTCTATGACTCAAAGGGTGTTGCAGTGGATGCTCCGAAGAATTGTATCTAATACCGTTAAGAATATAATTCACCCCTCTTTTGGAGGGGGTGAATTAGAGTCTTAACACTATTAGGCGGTAGAAAATACATTGTGATTTTTTTAAAAAAAAAATTAACAATGATATTAGAAAATGAAAGTATTTGTAATACACTACACACAATATACAGATAGAAAAACACACATACTCCGTGAATTTGAAAAACATAATATTTGCAATTATGTTTTTATAGAAAATTATGATAAGGAAGATTTAACTGATTCGGATAGGTTCAATTTTGAGCCATCCTTAGCACCTGGCAAGATATCTCTTGTTTTAAAGCATATAGAAGCATATAGACGTATAAGCACAGAAGACCCTGCGCTTATAGTGGAAGATGATGTAATCTTACAGGATGGATTTATGGACACACTTGAACAATATTATAGAGAATTGCCTAGTGATTTTGATATGTGTTTTATAGGGAGTGGTGGTAATTTACATATTGAATCCAATAGAATTCGCAAAGATATACATATCTATGAAAAAATGCAACATCCAAAAACTCGTTGCACAGATAGTTATTTAATTACTCCTGTATGTGCAAAAAATATATGTGAATATTTTGATACATTACACTATAAAATACCTTGCAATATTGATTTGTGGTTAAATGGTGTAATAGGAGAAATTAATGCAAAAATCTATTGGGCAGAACCTACAATTGTAACACAAGGATCTGAAACAGGTCTTTTTACACCCTCTAGCTACCTATAATTAGAGTCGAATCATGCAAACCTCCTCGACCACCTTTTTCTTTAAGTGCTCATCGAGAAAGGAGGCATCGACCCGAGCCCGTTCCACATCGGTCCAGAAGGCCTCGACAAACGGCTGTGTCTTGGGCCACCATGTAGCAGAGCGCATAACCACCTGTTCGTGCCACTCCAGGAGCTTCCAGGGTATCCGTTCTGTGATGACTTCCTTGGGTCCCAGAGGCGGTGACCAGGGACTTGTAGGTGTCTCAGATACGGGCCCATATTCATAGCGTCCATTCTCTTCCAAGCCTAAGTCATTGAGTGTATGGATCAGCACAACCTCTCCATAGAACAGGCCTGGCCCGTCCTTCTTTAAAGTGCTGGAATAGGGTGAATAGAAGACGGCCTCCACAAAGTCACAGGCCTCCAAGTCCGTGACAAAGAGCTGCATCTGCATCTGTGTATAATAGTCTTTTGGCACCTTTCCATCGGGTTGTCTCGTCACAGGACACTTGATCTCAATGAGGCGTCCTGTCCTGATATTTGCAGGATCTTCTAGAATGAGACCATCAGGGGATGCCGAGCATCGACTATCCGTCTCACTTACAAGTCTGCCTAGTTCCTGAATTGTCGTCTTGTATTTATAGTTGTAGATCTGTTTGACCACGGGCTCAAATCGTATGCCCCAATCAAAGGCTGACATAGAATGGGAAGGGACTGCTAAGGGCTGATTCGGTCGAGGACTCGGATTGACTTTGGACAGAATCAGAGTCGCTCTGGATTTTGGACTTGCAAAGAGGGATCCCAGTTCTGATGCACTCAGAATAGTTCCCATTTGTTTATACCAGGCCGGTGTTCGTTGCTCTATCTGATCTTTACCACATAGAGCAAGGAGTTTTTCTTTGGTTATGAGAGGTGTTGCAGATGACGTATAGGTGTCTTTAAAGGATTCTTCATAATTATCCAGAATCTGCTGGACCAAGAGCTCTGCTGCAGGCTCCTCTAGACTGAGCCCCTCTGTTAAGTCCTCGGCTGCTTCGAGCCATTCATCGAGCTGAGTCCGATCGATCGGTCTAAGCAGCGTATGCTCTACCAAATTCAACCATTTAATGAGATTTTCTACAATCTCTGTCATGTCTGTTACTGATTTGCTCCAGGTGATCCCTCCTCAACTTTATTTTCAACCGGTTTCCTTACACGCCGAGTGCCCTCGGCCTTCTTCACACGAACAAAGCCCCACTTGGCTTCCCCCGTAGGTGTTCTACGCACTTCAAGGCCCTTAATGCTCTTAATCTTCTGGGTTTCAGGAAGATACTCTACAATCTTATGGGTATTTAGCAACTTACGATCCAATGCGTTCTGTAGAAATGCAAAGAACCGAGCCTTTTCATCAGTTGTAAAACTACACTGGGCCGACATCTCCTCCACATACATACGGAGACGATTAAGACGGAGGCCCCTCTCTAACCGATGCCACGGGCGACGAAACGCCTCTCGCGCTGATTCATCTAAAAGATTACGAAAAGGATCAGGCTGGTCTAAGACAGGCTCTTCTACCTTTGCCTCTGGTTTTGCCTCTGCAGATACGGGGCGTTTTAATGTTTTGTTTCGATGCTCCATTCTATACATCTACGTAATGAGCCTTTAGGATAGGTTGTAAGTATGAATGTTGTAGCGGCAACTCCATCCATAAAGAACCCTTTGCATCTGTAATCACATAAAATGTATGCCAACACAGTATATCGGTGGAAGGGTCACATTCTCTATAGTCATACATGGAAGCCATATCCGTCTTTTCAGAATCAATTTGGAAATACACCTGATCTGCTTCTTGAAAGGTTCGTTTAATAAAGAGACCATTGGGTTCCAATGCCTCCATCAAAGGGTTTTTTAGTTCGCCTTCTGCCCATATCTGAGACCCTTCTTGAAGAACATGAATCGTATGAATGACCTTTTCGTGTCTCTTTAACGACGAATAGGTGTATGGAATGAGCTTCATTAACAAGATGAAGGGAGTTTGATTTAGGCTGCTTTTTAACAAGGGATTCAGTAGAATGTCTCAGCCGGTCTTTCCCATTAATAAGGTATTTCTAATGCCGCCGCAACAAATGAGTCTTCGGTCCAGGCGCGAAGTCTCGACACGGGACGCCGCTAATGCACGCAATTATGAACTCTGGCAGACAGATGGAAAATATGGAATACAGAATCGTGCAGATGTCAATAAAAGGCCTCCTCTTCAGGATTTTCAACCCATTAATAGTCGCTTTTTAGAAAAAAACTATCGAACGGAGCCCCGGTTTGATCAGACAGGGCATCAGGGGGGTCAAAATTCCTATTTTAATAAGTATGATTCGGCCTCTGATTCACGAAATGCAGTTCGTGAATTACAGGCAGTCGTCTATGAAGATAAGGATACAGAGGGCCTCAAATCAACAAAGACGTTTTTATCAAGATCCATAGACAATCACTACTTTAATACAGATCAACTTAAGGCTCTTGCAGATACAGTGGTGGCTATGCGGCCTTTGAGAGACGATTATCAGAAGGATTATAGGGAGGCGCGATAGACAGTGTATCAAAATATATATCCTACAATAAATGCCTTGCACTCAGTGCGCAGAGGATCCTACAACCCATTCGTTTGAAAAAATAGGTAAGATTCAACACCATCACCTGTTTTATACCTCCTATAAGTCAATCAAAGACTATTCAAATAGTGCAGCAATATCTGCCCATATTATGGATGCGCTCAATGGAATTAGTGGAGAATCATGGATCTGGATCATGGACTGTAAGTTTATGCAGACCAAGCACATGATGCAACTGGGGGTTTCATTAAAACTGTTAAAACTATTAAGAGAAAAATTCGGTGTAAGCTTACAGGCCCTGTATTTATTGAACAGTGGCGCGATTGTGCAAACCGCCATGGTTACCTTAGGCCCCTTTATGAACAAGGGATTTAAAGACTCTATTCGCCGCTTAGCGGGAACGCCCCTGGAATTACATGAACTTTTTATTAAATACTGTGGATTTACGGGGCCAGAAATTGAACCTATTATGCGTCGTATCATAAAAGAGTACTAATGAAATGATAATTCAATACAGTTCTCTGTATTAATCTGTAGTTGCTTTAAAGAAGAGGCCAACTGCTTCGTCCTTCGGCGCCTTGTGCCCTTGGACGAGTCAGTCGCAACCGAAGAGACTGTTGAAACAGTAGAGGTAGTAGAAGACTGTGTATCCTGTTGCTTATGAAGAGCAGTAGTCTCCTTCAAAAACTGATTATAGCCTGCCTTCAAGACCTCCTTGTGGGCCTCAATATAGTCTAGGAGCTTGGTCTCTAAGGCCCAACGAAAGAAATTCAGCTTTCCAATCGTGGTTACAAAAGGCTCGTAGTCTTTGATGCTGAACTGGATACGCTCCCGTCTGCAATTGGTGTCAAAATACTGCTTATTATAGGCATCTAGCTGCCCCTTATAGGACTTATAGACAACAAAGGTCTGCCCATTCAAGTCATAGGAGGTGAAGTTCTTGCGACTGTATTTCGTCACAAACCAATCGATGATACGGAGGGAGATCTCTGCATCCCCGATCAAATAGGGCATGACTTTGGGTAAATCTGTAGTGGTAGCATAGAATCGCTGCAGAGATGCAATGATTAACTCGGGTTTGCAGTTAATCTTCTGACGGCGAGTCTGGGGATCCGATGCATACGCCTGATCCATTTCTAAGAGGGTTGTGTTGAAAGAATTTAGGTTCTTTCTATGATTGAGTAGAATGGAAGGATTCAATCCAGATCAATCCCTACTTCCATCCGTGGGGGGATCTATCACGGCTATGAGCGGGGGAGGACAGGAGGGGGGACTAATAAGAAAATGGTCTTCAGGCCAGGTAGATTATCAAGATACTACTATTCTAGGACTGGACTCTACCAATTTTGTAAGTGCCACCTATACACCTATTTTAACGAATTTAGCGCCTAGCTTACAAACTGTTAATTTTGCACAGTATTTTAATGATGAGGGAAAGAATACTAATGATGCCTTAAAAGAAGAAGTATTAAACACTGCATTCACTACTTACTTGAAGGATATGGAAATTACAATAGAATCAGATAATGCGAATGCTATTACGAATGAGAACATTCAAGCAGTCCTAGATTCCTTAAATTTACCAATTAACATTGGTAATGTTAGTATCAGACTTGCACAAGATGGCCTAACCATTCAAATTGTTATAGATGAGTCTTCTATACCATCTAAGACTAATCTACCTGAGTTCCCTCCACCTGAGTCCCCACCACCTGAGTCCCCTCGACCTGGGTCCCCTCCATCTGAAGAGGACTCTTTACCTAAGTCTCCACCTCCACCTATTATCACAACAAATATACCTGTTAAAAGAGGCGGATATGACACCTTAGAACAGGCCGCAAAAGCGGCTGCTGAAGCAGCTCTTAATGCCGAGAATGATACATTCTCGGTCGTTAGCTCTACCGACTCAGAAAGCGAATAGAGGACCCCTTCCTGACCAGCAGATCCATCATAAAGAGCACAAAGATCCCAGAACTGACGAATAGGAGTATATCCGTCTGGGTCTGTTCAGGGGTGGATTTTTTGTGGAGCTCCTCGAGTCTGGACATGATTCCATCAATTTTGCGGCTCAGGGTCTCATGGCTTGTGCCTGACTGCTTTGGCATCGAGCCACCTGGCTGTGGAAGGTGATTGAAAAAGGAGGAATTTGTGCCTCCGAAAGCAGGAGGCTTCCAGACGTCGCGCACAGAGGGCACAGGGAGGGCCGCCGACCCTGCCCTGCCTCCAGGCGTCAGATTGAAGGCGCTTGTAAAGCTGGGCTCCATGAGATAGTTCTTCGAATCGGGCACATAATTTGCAAATCCCTCCTCAGGATCCTTGCCAAAAAAGGAGGAAGAGGTGCCAATTGTGAGAGACGCCGGATTGGGTCGAGTCGCCCTCTCCTTGTCTCCTGCCTCATCATCATCATCACGCGCCATAAATTCAAACCGACGCTGATGCGCAATAATAGCATCATCTTCGTTTTGCGCCTTTTCAAAGGACCTGACTGCATTAATATCTTGGCGCATTGTCTGAGATTCACAAGAGCCCTGGAAGGGTTCCAGTTCGCCTTGCATGGCATCCACAGGTGTGTGTTCTTTCAAGCCCGTCTCTCTGTTCAGTGGAGGGACCTCAGGTAATTTATTCTGACTTTGACGATCTGGATCTTTTATGTCTAGAAAAGTGGCGGCCGGGCCCTTGCAGCGTTTCGCCTTCCGTCGCTCCTCCTTTCTGGCCTCCTTTCCACCAATATCTCTATCGCATCCCGGAGAACCAAATGCATCTTGTAGCGAACAATAGTTCATGGAGAACTCTACTGTTATGATTAGAATATCAATCTGATAAATTAGAGATGGCACACATGGCAATGCAATCAAATTCACTTGCGGGTGGCCAGTCGGGTGGAGCCAACCCTTTAGATATTGTGCTAAATCACTTGGATACAGTTCCTCATATGATCTATGGTGCTTTAATGATTGTATTGATTACATTTAATGGACAGATTGGTCCTTCCACGACTGCCTTCGTTGATTCGGCGCTCGGCCGAGTTCTCGGAATTGGCCTAGTCCTGGTAGTTGTCAATCAACTGGGATGGAGCTATGGACTTCTTACGGCACTGGCCTTTCTTCTGATTATTCATGCAAGCCCTCGATTAGCTGCAACCGGCGTTGAACAGTTTGAGGACTTGAAGCGCCATGAAGCCAAGGGCAACAAGTGGTTTGTTGAAAAAGTATTAGGTGAAAATCCACAGGGAATCACATCGGATGATGCAAAAACAGAGGCCATTCAAGATGACAGTGAAACCACTATGGCCCATTCTTCCCATGGTCGCTGATTTATGATTCACTAACAACAGTAGAGAGAGGATGAATACAAGTAAGTGGCCCGAAATTCTACAATTTTCAAATACACTCGATGGAATGTTACGCTTAGTCTTTGTTGCAATTGCAGGGATCTGTCTTATAGTCTATTCCATGCCCTTTGAGACACAGTATCCTGCAAAACTCATTGACTTGTATATACATCCTTGGTGGCGACTTCTTGCAGCCCTATTAGTATTAACAGGGGCTATCTGGTGCCCTCGTGTTGGAATCCTAGTGGCTCTTGTCATCTTCTTCTATTTGGGTGATATGCATACACTTCTGACACCCTTTGCCTCTACCAGTCAATAATCAAATGGATAAACAGAGATGAGCCTTCCCGGTTTGTTGGCGCAGCCACTGTCAAAAATACTGGGTCCTGCAACAGCTTCTGCTGCGCCCATAGTAGGACCTGTAGAGTCTGTCTTAGGTGTATTTAATACAAACTTGTATTTTGTTGGCATCATGATGTTAATTCTCAACTTGGGGGGCCGATTCATTGCCATGGAGATTACCAAAGAACAGGAACAGTTTTTTCAGAATCCCTGGGTTCGACGCTTTTTGATTTTTGTGGTTATCTTTGTGGCTACGCGTAATTTGCTTATCTCCTTTTGGCTGACTATTATTGTTGTCTTAATCCTAGGATATCTCTTTAATGAGAACTCCTCCTTGTGGCTTATTGGAAAAGCCAGAGCACAAGAGGTTCCAAAAGATGCAGCAAAACCAGGAATGACGCCTGAAGAGATGGATATCTTTCGACGACTCAATGAAAAGAAGCTTCGATATGACCAGGCTGCGGAACAAGCCAAGAAGGACGCGGATAAAAAGAACAAGTTTGCAGATCCGTCATTAGTGTATTTGGCAAATATGAATTTACTTCAATAGAATAGAATGATACATAAATATGAGGCTTCTTGTCATGATATTGAGATGTGGAAAGATCAAGAACTGGAGCACATGGGTCGCATTGCGGCTATGAAGGACAAAGATCTTCAGTATTCGTATGCTCTGAGCACCGTCAATGGACTCATGCATCTACGGGATGCCATTCACGAGCGACGGCTCGAAGTGAAAGATGCCAGTCACAAAAAAGAATTGCACAGATCATGCAATGATGTTATTCGCGCGATTCAACACTTGATTAAAGACTATAAGATCAATCTAGATACTATTCGGGCCTTCAATGAGCGCCATGTGCTCCAAGACTTTTCCTATTTGAATACGGCCCGGCAATCAAAGAGGGTTCGATTTACAATGCGGAAAAAAAATAAGAAGAACTAATAGATATGTCAGATAGTTCTAGTTCTGGATCCGAACGATCTGTTCGTGTAACAAAGAAGGCACCGCCCAAGTCGGCATCAAAGAAGGCTCCTGCCAAGTCGGCGCCCAAGTCTGCCACCTCTACAAAGAAACTGAAAGCAGGGACAAAGATTGGAACGACGACAATCGGAAAAGCATTACATCTCCTTCCTGTCCTAACTAATTCATATAAAAAGGAGAGGGCTCGTGCTACTCGTAGGCATCGCAGGGAGCATTCAGGATCCAATAATGGTTTAACCATGGCACAGATCAAGAAGAAGGAAGCTGAACAGAAGGCCACTATGTTTCGTCGTCTTGGTCGCAAGGTGGGGCATGAATTAGGCATTAAGGAAAGGCGGATTGTCTTAAATGAGATTAATGCGGCATCTGTCAGTGGTGAGGCCAATGTAAATGCGGTTGTTCATAAACTTAAGCTCCTACCTGTTAAGAATGAGATTAAGGAATTTGCCAAGAAGGAACGCGAACGTAAGAGGCACAATGCGTCTTTTCGCAAGGCCCAGAAGAAGGAAGTTGGTAGGTTTGAGGCTTTGGCAGGAAAGAATTTTAATACAATTGAAAAGGCTATCCTTAAGAATGAGGCTACTCATGGAACAAAGGGGGATAGGGAGGCAGGAAAAAGGGAGTATGAATCAAGGAAGGCAAGGGTTGCAACGGAGAAGGACGATCTTGAGAAACGCATTAAGTTAGCAAAGAAGGTCGTCAAGGATGATTTTGTCCGATTCTACAAAAGCATTGATTCGAATAAGGCCCCATCCGAGAGTGACATTCTTGCTGTTGCCACTCTTGCAGCCCATGGATTTGATGTTATGCCTGGAGAGCATCGGTATTTAAAGAGGCACTTGGTGGATGATACAACAGATGCTATACGCAAGCGATTATTAAATCAGTTGTTCGAGGAAGGCGTAGAGGCCTGTGATGCATGTGTCATGGAACAGTATATCAAGACAACATAAGATAGTCTAAGTGATTACGGCGGGATCAAATAACATTAATAAAAAAAGCATTTACTTTTTTTATTAATGTATCATACCGCCTACCATTAAGAATATAATTAACCCCCTCCAAAGGAGGGTGCGTAATTATATTCTTAACGGTAGTAGATATGTCAGATTCTGGGACAAAGTCTAGGAGGACCTCCGTGGCACGAACAACGCGTCGATCCGCGTCCGGCAGCAATAATTCTGCTGTAGCAGAGAGGCGTATGCATGATAAGCTGGCTAGGAAGCTTGGTATTAAAGAACTCACAGAGAATCACAAACGCTTTATTCGCAATGCGGCAAATTCTGCTTCTGTTAGTGGATCTGTAAATGAAAAAGCAGTTATTAAGGGGTTACGCCGTATCAAGGAGCATGTTACTGGACAAAAGGCAGAGGGAAAGGAGGCCTATGAAGCAGGGATTCGGCGCCGCACTCGTCGTGCAGAAAAAATAAAGGCCAACTATGAAACCGAAAAGGGGGAAGTGGCCTCTGAGCTCAGGCGTTTGACGCGTTCCTTGGGCAAGAAGGTCCCTGCCAAGGGTTCCCTTCACTTGGCCAAGCTTCGGGCTCATGGTTTCACCTTGTCTGTGGCCGATCACGTGCATTTAACAAAGCATTTGGCCGATAAGACAACGCAGCGTATCAAAGAACGCTTGAGGCACCAGGAGAGCAAGAATCATTGCGATAAGTGCATATTAGAGGATTATTTGACAATTGTTTAGAGTTGGACTCATCGTATAATGATGATGGATTGTGACCCTTTTTGGCCCATAATCCATTATTTTACCATTAAGATTCAAATTACGCCTCCCCCTTTAGGGGGAGGCAGTCCCTGGTGCGAGCAGGTTCTCGCCTATAAGTTCAAACTCATTGTATTTCCCGCAGGAAGCTGGGCCTTGCGCCTCCTACCGCCTCCAGCGGTCCTGGTCGTGGCAACGGACCCTGACTGTGACTGCATATCATCACTATGGATGCTCTGGATCTCTGATAACGCTGCTCGAGCTGCCGAAGGATTCATGGCAGGGGGGTCAGGACGGAGAGGGGCGGATGGCATTGGGCTAAAAATAGGGTGCGAGTTCGTCTCCGCCTCGCGCACCTCCTTGAACGTATTCAGAATATCATCCACTCCTGCACCTGAAGGTCCATTCATCTCACGGCGCTTCACAGGGGGAGCCTGTTGGGACATGTTCATAGGCTGATTCGGTGGCTGATAGAAAGCCCCTGTGTTTTGCTGATTCTGCATTCCAGGGGGCATCGGCATGGCCATACCAGGAGGCATATGCACTCCTTGCTGAGGAACGCCCATGGCGGCCCCCATGAAGTTGCCAAAGCCCGGTCCTGCGGCCTGAGCGGCTGCAGCCGCCATCTGCTTCGCCAAGCCCGGATTGTTCTTCAGAATGTCATCCATGGACATATTGCCAATCTTGGATCGGAAGAACGAGTTGCTCATGTGGAACATGAAGCCCGAGCCGACCATCATAAACAAGAGACGGGCTTCAGGAGGCATATTGCCCTTGCCCTTATACTTGTCATAGAGCTCCTCAAAGACCTCATCGTAGTCATCGACATTCTCATGAACAGACTCGGACCATCCATCTAGCTGCCAGTCAAAAGGATTGAACTTGTTATTCATAAGCTCCATGCCCGTCACGAGGCCCATCATCATCTGGCGCTGAAACTTGATGGACCCCTCTAAATTGCGGGCATCCATAAGCCGCTCAAACTCCATCTTGATCTCCTCCAGCGAGTTGTCCATTGTAAAACGCTTGGAGATCGTGAAACCCTTGCCTTCTAGGCGTGACAACTTGTTGATCAGATCCGCCTTCTCCTTGCGCTCCTCCTCAGGGGATAAACGCTTCAGCGGATTGGACAGGGTGATACCGGGACCTGTGGCTGTCTGTGCATTGTCCATATAGGAAGGAGCAGAGGACTCACGATTGACAGTCACCTCAGGGACATCTGCATTCATAGGTATATCAAAGGATTCCAGAGGCTCGGCCTGTCCAATAGAGATATCAGGGCCCAAGGATCCAGATCCAGATCCAGATCCAGATCCAGATCCAGATCCAGACCCTGGATTTACCACAACATTTTTGGACCCATTCATGACCTTGCTGTTCGTCAATAATCCAAAACCGAGGTCATCCCCTAGGCTGCCACCATCTGAACCAAGTTCAATCACATTCCCAATATCACTGCTCATGCGAGGCTCCACCATGCTCTCCGCAAAATTCTGCATATCATGAATGGTAATGGGCTCGTTCATATCCTGAATGCCCCTGGATTATTTAAGTCTCGTTCTTGACGCATCAACACACATGCACAGCGCATCGCTCATATCGGATCGTTTCTTGGCTCCTCTCCACAATTCAAGGATACCGGTAACATCTCGAACGGCACCCGTTCTGTAAAGCTCCTCCAGCCGATCCTCGGAGCCTTGCTTCCTGGCCTTGTAGCCCTCGTCCCCTGTAATCGCTCCCACCACCTTCTTCTTGGCATGCACCAAATGAAAGGAGGGACTTAAAGACGCTCGCAAAAATGCATCGCGTAAAACGGCAAACAGCAACACTTGCACGGACTTCATATGAGGATTCTTAAAGGCCGGCTGGTTTTCAAGGCACACCTGGCCCGAGGACTTAAAGAGTTCCCACTTCGCCACAACAAAGGTTCTGAGTGCATCGTGAATGGTGGCCAAGGTCTGCTCCGCGGCCTTCACGAGCTTGGGCTTAATCAAGGGCACAGACGCCACTGCTTTCAGTCGTTCCAAGAGTTCTTCCTTGGTTCCTTTTGTTATGAGGTTCTTGGCCTTCAAAACATCCTTGAGTTCTTTGACAGCAATGGACTTTGTTTCATAAGCACATGGATGGGTTGCAGGAATATGGCGCTTGCACGAAGGGCCAAGAGATGACTGATAGGTGGCTTTTGATTTCTGGCAAACATGACAGAGCGCCTGTTCCTCCTGTTGGTCTGCAATAAGGTTGCAGTTTTCGAGGGCTAGAACAAGATTTTGAGAGGCATCAAAAAGGCAGTAAGCTAAATTTTTGATTCCAATATCGAAGGCTAGGATGATCATTCTGAGAACTAAAGAGAGACTAGTTTAGGTTATCCCGAATACTAAAGGGTAAATGCACGAATGATGGCCGACGAAGTCGGTCATCCATCATTTTATCTTATAGCATTTGCTCTTCGCAAATGCTATCTATCCAGGGATATACGCATTCGCCCCCCTCCTTGTATTACGCCCTCCTGATCCCTGTTGTGTCAAACTGATATGCTTGACATTCGTCAGCTTTTCACGAGGAGTGGGAGGAAGCACATAGGTGCCAAACAGAGGCACCGCCTTGGCCCCTGTCCTCTCAGTGCCCAAGCCATCCTTGTAATTTGTAGTTAGAAGCTCATTCTCAAAGGGGCTCGAATAGGCTAAGACAGCGGGAGGAGGGACTGTCTTGGCAATCGGAAGGGAGGCCCCTGACCACTCTGAAGTGCGTTGCCTTGATAGCTGAATAATGGAATCTGTGTGATGTACCATCCACTGCTTGGTAGTAAATTGAGTTCCTGGAGGCAGATTGTAGTTGCAATGGGGTCTGTAGTCCGTCACAAAATGCCCATCCTCCATGACCCCTGCATAGGCCGGATAGCGATTATCCCTCGGAGGCTCTGTTGTCTTGTTCTGCTCAAAGCGCTTGGCTTGTTTGTATTCAGTTCCAGCAGGAGGCATTTTAAAGAAATTGGGCAAGGTGATCTTGTTGAATCCGTTCAGATCCATCCTCTACCATCATGTGTTAAATTAATGGTTATGCACTCTCAACAGGAGACCCCTGTTCTGCTAAGGCCGAGAGAATGCCGCCATCGGCGGGGGCCGCCTTTGGCTTCAGAGCCTCCAGAATCTGACTGCGCTTCATGGAGGAGGATCCCGTAATTCCCCTCTGCTTTGCAAGGGCCTTGAGCTCTGCTAGGGTCATGGACTCAAAGTTTGTATTGAGTTTTGGCTGGGGTGCCGTAGAGACCTCAACTGTCGTCTGCTCCAAATGACTAAACTCATCAGAAGGAATCTCTTCTGCCTCCACCGTGTTCTCCTCTAGAGCTTCGGAGATAGCATCCTTATACAGTTCCTGCTCCTCTATAGACGTAAAGGGTGCTGTTTTAGGTGAGGGGGGCCTCGCCGGCTCCTCCTGTCGCTTAGGAGGGAGAAGAGGTGGTTCGGGATATCCTTGGAGTTCGGCACTCATTTTGATATCCAGAAGAATGGATTCGACCAGATTGAGCTTCTGCTCACACTGCTGGACACGTGTGTATAAATACAAACTTGCCGCACCAAAGAGAAGGACAAGAATCAGACCCAGAGTCAAGGTGTCATTTAAGCCGGCCATGGTGTTCTGCCGGTTCGCAGATATTTTGTTTTTGAGTTCGGGCGCATCAGACCGTAAGTAATTTATTCTCCACTAACAATTCCTTTACACTGCTAACCTTACAGATCCCCTTGGCTAACTGATAGGTGTAATGCACGACCTCTTTGTCGATGGTCGCGGGGCAGCAGAGGCGTTGCACAGATTCGGGAGCCTGTTCCACAAAATCAAATAGGTGGGTTGAAATAATAGACAGTGTGTTGGGTTGGACCCAGAGCTGCTGGGTATAATAGGCACATGCCTTTTCGGCATCGGGGGGATTTGTAGAATGATATAGTTCATCCAACAGAACAAGCGATCTCTCATGAGGTTCCTTGGATTGGAGTGTGTGCGCCGTAAATTCAATTTCTCGCTCAAAGCGACTTTTCTTTCCAGGCAGATCCTCGGGTGTCAAGCAGACATATAGCTTATGAAAGGGGCTTAGTTCCGCCTTGGAGGCAAACGCGCACCCATAGGTATGGGCTAACAGCTGCGTCGCGACCAAAGCCCTCAGAGTGGTGGATTTACCGCCTCGGTTCGGCCCTGTTAGAAGGGCATGCGCTGCCTTCGTATTCAGATCCAGATTAAATGCAATGCGGCCTTCTGTGACCCGATAGTCAAATGCATTGGTCAGATGGATCTGGGGGTCACCCTTGACCCACTGAACAGGGACTAGATCGGGCTGATTGGCAAGGGCCACAAGAGATTCAATGGCTCCTAGGCGATGAAGCGCGTATTTTAAGAAGGTTGGATGGAGATGGGCCATGGCCACCAGTTGTCTCGGATCTATGATACGAGGGGCAAAGGGATTCTTGGCCATCTTGAACCCATGAGCTGCCAGCTTTGAACGAACGATCTCATATAAATCCTTGAACTTGGTCAAGGCATGTGCCTTCTTCTGAATGATGCTGTCAATTGCATATAAGTGCTTGAAAGTCCAATAGGGTTGTAAAAAGCTTTGAACAATTGTGCCAGCGAGAAGACCTGTTTTGACAAGTTGAAAGATATTAAAGGGTTGATTAACGGGGGTTTCTGGAGGAGGAGCAGAACCAGACATTGGAAGAAGACTGGTGATCTGTCCTGAAAAGATGGCGGACACAAGACCCATATAGCGACTAATTGTAATGGGAAGATGGAACATGAAACGAATCATAATAAAAGGCAGAATGAGCATTGCGACGGGCATAAGAAGGGCCATTCCGGGAAAGATATAAACACGAAGCACGGACCAGAAGGCCAGGAGCCAGGGAACAAAATTCAGGGGCAGAGACCATTGTTTCAAGAACAGCAATTCATTGAAGGCCTCTGTCTCCAGGTCGGAGGCCTTGGTCGTGAGAGCCTCGAGCTCAGGTTCCAGATCTTTGAGTTCTGAGAAGGAATGCAGAAGAGTGGCTTTTAAGGTAGTGTTTGTCTGAAGAGACTGTTGAAGTGTATGGAACTGCTGGGATCTAAGTTGAAGAGTTGTTGGATTGGATGTCCATTTCGCCGTTTTATCTTTAAGCGCCTGAACCCCTGCCTGGGTCTGAATCTGTAGATAGACACTTAATGCCTTGATATCGACCGCCTCCTGAATTCGTTGGACGTCCATTCTTGTCAGGAGAGATCTTATTCTTATATGCATTTGGGCACAATTAAAACACTAAAGTAAAGTAGGGATGAGTAAGAAAACCAGTTTGATAGGCCTCTATATACTCTGTGGATGCCTACTTCTGTTAGTCTTGTATTTACAAATAGTGGAAGGATTTGATGAGGGTGGCGCCGAAGCGCCCAAACCAGCTCCTATCCCTGATATCTGTAGCACTTACGGATATGGATATAGTCCAGGACATATATCGATTCTACAGCAATTAGCCAAAGACCCTGTTATTTCTAAAAATGAACAAGCAAGAAATATCTTGTTTGGATCGAGTTTTATGACTATGTTTCGTCAATACACTCCTAGTGATTGCTCAAAATTAGGCGGTATAATAATTCGAAGTGGTATGATGCCTTTAGTATCCATGTGTGTAAAGGTAAAAGATACTTCAAAAAAGAATCCAGATGGTTCAGTTGATTATCGCGATAATGTTGATACAGAGTTTAGTTCTATGTGCAAAGGTCTTAATGCAAAACCAGCCTCTATGCCTGTTGAATGCAATATAAATCATAGACCTCTTGGAATGTTAAATAAACAATTTTCGATGGTTCTACGTGATTCAACCTATCTAATTCCTGACAATACGTATCGTATGTACACAGAATCTGACTGCAAACAATTAGAGGGGGGGCAATTTATAGGGATTGATATATTAAAAGCTATATTTGGTATTCAAATTGATGGAGCAACATTTTTAGAAGCACAAGGACAGAATGTAGGGTTTTGTTCATCTCAAAAAACAGACTATTCAGTTGCCTGCGCACAACAATCTGGAATAGTGGGTGCTGCCATTGGATCTGTCACAAATTTGTTCAAGTAAAAAATTTGAAGTCCAATCCCATTTATAAAATAGGTGTGACTTCCACACAACTTAAATATCCATATTACTACTATAACCATGTCCCGTGTTGACACTATTCTCTCGCTTCAGGACCAATTGCGGGATCCGTCACTCTCTGTGAGTGTTCTTCGTTCGATTCAGACAGTCATGGAGAGTCTGGTGAAGAGTTCGGAACCGCAAGGTTGGAAGCGTGTAGATTGGCGTGGGAATGGCGGTAGTTCTAGTTCTAGTTCTAGTTACGGCAAGGGCGGGTCCTTCAATAAGTTTCGAGGGAGTGGCTCGCCACATTCTCCTGCTTCAGGAGGAGCAGGAGCAGGAGCAGGAGCAGCCCCTCCTCATACGCCTCCGCCTAAATATACTAGTCGATTCAAGAAGACCGGTGAAGCGGATGATGCTGTTCTCCTCTTGATCCAAGACAAACTCAATAAATTCAGTCCCAAAAACTACAAGGAGATCTTTGACTTCTTGTGCCAGATCCTCGACTCGGGAAAAATCCACTTTCTGAAGGACTTTATGAAGTTTGTCTTTCAGAAGGCCACTCGCGAAGAGACCTTCTGTCCCTATTATGCACAGCTCCTATGCGAACTCACAGGAAAATATCCGGTTATCCTGTCCGAAATGGTGCTTCGCTACCGTGAATTTGGCGCCATCTTTGATGATATCTCGGAACTCGAGTCAGACAGTTATGCAGAGCTTCTGGCCTCTAATACAGACAAGGCCTACCGGCAGGGCTATGCCCAGTTCCTGGGGGAGCTTGTTAAATACAATGTGCTCGATACGGAACTCTTTGTGACGACGTTGGGAAGCATTATTACTAATATTGAGCGAATGTCCGTGAATGAAAAGGGCAAGTCTGTTCTAGAAGAGTATGTCATCTGCCTTATGCGTATTATTGAAGCCGTGAAAGCAGGAAGCACAGATCTTGCTAAGGCCCTACGAAAGGCGCTTAAGGAGCGATTTATTGCAACGCTGGATCCCCTTTCAAAGAAAAATGCCGACCTTACGGGTATTGCAACGCGCAGCCGATTTATTATCATGAACATTGTGGATGCAATTCGGGCATTCTAGAGAATAAACTATTTTTTATAGGGTCTTAGTAGAATGGGTCGTAAAGGAACACGCAAAGGTCGTCGTGGATTAGTTGGTTATGTCTATGCTCCTGTCAGTCAGGCAATCGGTGCAGTAAGGAACACTGTCTCTGCGACGTCTAATACGGTCAAGAGGGTTGTCGGTAATAGTCTTCGTGGTGCAAATACCATTGGACGCAAGGTGACTCGTCGGGCAAATGCTACATTGAGGGGCCTTGTTCCTCGTGGCACGCGCCGTCGGCGCCGCAATTAAGAACCGTTAAGAAGCTAATAAAATTTGACGGTTCCAAAACTATATTCATCAACAAGTAAGTCGATTAATATCGTTTAAATCCATATTCTAAAATGAGGAACAATCATAGAATGGTTCGCAAGGCAAACAAGGATGAGGACGGAAAGAAGAAGAAGCCTGTGCCGCAGAAGAAGCGTGCAGGAGGACGTCATGACGAGGAGGATGATGATGATGATTCTTCTGTGGATGAGCGTGGAAATATTCGTGGTCTGATTTCCTATTCCGACGACGAAGAGTCGGAAGAGGAGGAAGTTCCGGTTAAGAAGCGTTCTAAGAAGCCTGTGGCGCCTCTCAAGAAGGTGCCACTTCATAAGAAGCGCTTACCTCCGATTCCTGTTAAGAAGTCCAAGTATCGCAAGGCCAGAGAGGAGTCAGAGGAGGAAGAGGAGGAAGAGGACGAAGATGACGAGGGAGAGACCCTCGGCTCCCAGGATACTGACGAAGAGGAGGAGGAGAATGACTTTGAGGAGTTTGAGGGATCTGAGGAGGAGGATGGGGACTATGATGAAGAGGATGAGAAGAGTGGTGGCAATGTTGTTATCACCTTTGGCATGGACGAAGGTGCCAATCCCATGATTCCTCAGCGTCACAACATGAAGAAGGAGTCGGCTTCCGTCAAGAAGTTTGTCAAGCTCATCACGGCCCCCATTGAGGACAACACGATTGACACACAGATCGACCAGTTCAAGGCTTTGGCAGAGCCCAAGCAGCAGGAGCTTCTGCTGGCTCTTGAGAAGAGGCCCACTTCTACGGATACGGGTGTGAATCTCATGCTGCGCATTCTGACACTTAAGATGGCTCCTGAATCTCAGGCTCTGGTCCTGGCCAAGTATAACTCGTTACAGAGCTTAGATCCCTCGACAGGTGAATACTTCAAGCTTCGCAACTGGCTTGACAAGGTCGTTTCTGTGCCCTTTGGTCTCTACAAGGAGATTCCCATCAAGTTGGAGGAGGGGTCCGAGGCCTGTGCTAGGTTTATGCAGGGGGCTCAGCGCTCACTCAATGAGGCGGTCTATGGTCAGGAGGATACCAAGCTCCAGATTCTGCAGTATATCACCACGAAGATTGCCAATCCTGGTGGTCGTGGCACGTCTCTATTGCTCGTGGGCCCCCCTGGTATTGGCAAGACCTCCGTGATTAAGAATGGCATTGCCAAGGCCCTCGGACTTCCCTTTCAGTTCATCTCTCTCGGTGGCGACTCGGATGCCTCGACCTATACGGGCCATCAGCTGGTCTATGAGTCCAGTCACTGCGGTAAGATTGTCAATTCCCTGATTGCCTCCAAGTCTATGTCCACCATTATTCTCTTTGATGAGGTGGATAAGATCAGTGCTACCCCGAAGGGCGAGGAGGTGCAGAATATGTTGATCCACTTGACAGATCCTGCGTCCAATGAGGGCTTTGAGGACAAGTATCTGTCAGGCATTCCCATTGATCTCTCGAAGGTCATGTTTGTCTTCTCGGCCAATGACATTAACAAGATTGACAGGGTTCTGTTGGATCGCCTGATGACGATTGAGCTCAAGGGCTATGATCTGAAGCAGAAGACGACCATTGCGGAGAACTACTTGCTACCGGCTGCGCTCAAGGATGTGTCTTTGACGGAGCGGGTGGCCTTTGGATTGGGAGTCGTCACGCATATCATTGAGGAGTATGCCAAGGAGGAGATGGGTGTGAGGGAGCTCAAGCGTTGCGTGGAGCAG